TTAAGGGTGTTATACACATCCTCAACGGTTTCGTCCTCATCCGTGGTCTCATTTTGATCATCGGCATGAGACAGATTCTTCTCGCCTTTATTGCCGGAAGTAATCTGACTGATGATGATAGCAACAGCCTTTTTCTGTTTCTCGTTGAGGGTTTTCATGACGTCTCCGATCGTTTCATCGTCATCGTCGTCTTCCTCATCGGCATGTTTTACGGACTTTTTCTTTTTATCATCCTCGTCCTCATCTTCATCCTCCTCTTCGTCGGAATCGTCTTCAGACTCTTCGTCCTCTTCCATGTCCTCATCATCCTCTTCGTATTCTTCGTCTTCCTCGTCATCGTCGTCCTTATGGTAAAGAACATCGCCGTATCCAACGAAACTGATTATTGCTTCCTCCTCAGACAAATCGCCATGAGATAATACGGAATCAATAACTGCACCTCTGTTAGCGCCAGCCAACACAAGACTTACTTCTTTAATGGCGCCATGTAATACATTGCCACCTTTCTGCTTAAGCTCATTTGCAAAAATCGAAAGGGCAACTACATCGCCATGCTGTACGTACTCTTTTGCGCTCTGGGCATGAGGCGTATTGTTGAAAGAACAATAAGCGTAAATACCCTCATCACGCTCTTCGAGATCTGCATGACCAAGCACCTGCTGCACGTCTTTGTGGTTGTGCATCCATACCAGAGGAACGCGCTTGCCGTCATCTGCGGAAAACGCACCATGCCTAATGGTTCTACCGTCAGAACATTTAATATCGTTCTTAGTAGCCCATCCAGCAAAATCGTAATGCTTAGACATTTGGCATACCTCCTTCATCTTCTAATGCTTCTACATTTACACCATCTTCCGCTGCTTTAGTCTCTTCTTTAGACTCATTCAAGTTAGGATTTCGAAGCGTCTCAGCATTAGCTGCATCTGACGGCTTCATTCCAATCTCAGCTCTAAGCTCATTAGAAGTCATGATCTCATTCCTTCTAAACTTATCAGCTATATCGGCCAACTGAGAAACTGGAACTAACTTAAATGGATCTCTATAGAAGAAGATCGTATGCCTCTGTGTTACTGCGGTGGTGGAAAGGAACTTTCTCTTAAACTCATCCGCAATTGCAGAGCATATTGGAACAATGGTGTTATTGTAATAGTTGATGGTCGTAGCTTCGTCGGCTGTGCCATCTAATATTGCCTGGGTTACTCCAAGCTTGTTGAATAGTTCTGTAGTCAACTCTTTAACCTGTTCCCAAAGATTATTCTCTAATGGGCGGTTAAGCTGTGTAATTCGTTCAGTACCATCAGCATATGCAACACCAAGAGGAGAATTCTCTAACTGATTTTCCAAATCTTTCCTTCTCTTTTCTGCTTCTCTCTTTCTCTGGTCGGTTTTTGTTATGTATGGTAAAGAGATAATCAGATTCAACTTATTAGAAGTATTCTGCTCGTTGAGCTTATCCAATTTATTGATGGTTCTAATAAGTCTCTGAAGAGTTGAGTTTGGTTCGTTCATTGTTGCATAGAACGGATTGGTAATAATTGCTACAGAATCTTTTGGCAGGATTATTTCTTCATATCGGCCAGTTCTCTCGTTATACAATCTAACCTTTACAGCTAACGGATACCATTCTGTAATCCTACCGGTACGCATAGAATAAATATCCCACTTCTGACTAAGTGTTGTAGGGTCATCGTCCGTATCTGTTGGGACAACTGCGACTATGCCTTCATCGAACATTGACTCTACTATGTCCTGGATAAATGCTTTTCCAGTTTGATCCACATTAGCTTCTAGTGTTAAGCATCTATTAAGAGATGAATCTACCGTCTCAGAATAGTGATTTTGATCATCGAGTTTTGCGTGAATGATGTCTATCTGAGAGACATCGACCGCTATACGATTGTAAACGGAAGCAACCACTGAACGTTGATTGCTAAGAGTAAATCTCACTCTGTCTGGTCTACTAGTATACCCATATACTTCTCCTGCCGTGAACTCTCTTTCTTTTGTGGGGTCTCGGCCTAAGAATGCGTTCCAACCAGAACGAAACCTCTGTGTTAATGACGCCATTTAGTTACCTCCAATCAATACAAATCTCTAACGAAGATCGAGCCTAAATCTTCTGAATGCTTTGCATACTGTGCATTCTGTTTACCTTTGTTTTTCTTACCGGCATTATTAAGTTCTTTCGCACGCTTCTTTTTCTCTTCTTCTGTCAACTGCGATGGCTTCTTGTAATAATCTTTCTTTGCCTCATCGAATGACCTGGTCTTTTTGGTTTCAGATGAACTTGAAGAACTAGATTCTTTGCTTGAGCTCTTCTTACCAGAAGACTTCTTCTTGGCATCAGTATTAAGTCCCTGCTTATCAGCGAAACCTGTTACGGCATTGAGCATCTTGGCAATGTAAGATTCCTTATTGCTCTTGTCTCCACCCTCAATTGCTGCTATCTTTCTAGCCATCGCTTCGGTAATCTTTGTTCCAGGCGGGAAGGAGAACTTAATACCTTTGCCCATGATGATTGTTGAACCGTTCTTATTAGTGAAAGTTCTTAAATCAGTACCAGCGATCTTCTCGCCATCGGTTCTCTTAAAGTCCTCATCATTAGCGTCATAGTCTTTATGACCAAATCTGGCCTTCCCATCTTTGTCATAGTACAATGAATCGTTATCGGATCTAGAAGATGACTGCTTTGTGCTAGTCTTCTTTTTGGACTTAGAAGTAGACTTATTATCTTCCCACTTATCCTTATTCCCCTCGTAATACTCGTGATTGTATTCCGAGGAATTATTAAGCTTGTTATCCGTTCCCTTCTCAGAAGTTGTGCTATTAGCGGTGCCGTATTTTGCATGTTCTTTATTTGCACTGTGCTCCAGGAATAAGGAGCTATCGAAATGATTCTTGTTATAGAAATGTCCCATATAACCTCCTTATTCGAAAGCATCTTTATTCAATTTGTAGGCTACCAAGGCGTCCATCATTGCCGCTACAGCATCGATTTTTGCCTCATAAGTTTTCTTTAGTAACTTCTTGTTACCGTTAGTATCCTCAATGGTTATTGCGTTACCCATAGTGAACTTCATCAACTGCTGGTCGAAAATTAGCATTCTTTCCGTAGCTAACTTCTTCAATTCAGTCAATGGAACAGATTCTGTTCTTGCACCCTGTATGACTTTTTCCACACCAAATTCTCCGTTCTCTAATACCCATCGATTAACAAACTCTTTAGCATTGTATGGATCGTACCCAAAGCACCTGACGTCATAGCCGGTTTGTCCTATAAACTGCTCAAGCTCCTCATATACTTCCATCATGTCTAGAATTGTGCCATCCATGATTACTAAAGAACCTTCTCTGATGAAGTCTTCATACTTTTGTCTCATTGCTCCAGGAAGTTTATGTAAAGTAAAGTCAGAAATGTAGTTTCTAGTCTTTACACCAAAACAACCGGTTCGTAATGGGAAGAAGAACACAAATGAACAGAAATCACCACCTTGTGAAAGGTCGGCTCCCATTGCACATGTCATCTGCCAGAAGTCTTGTTTCGGGTGAGGTAATGTTTCTTCATAAGTAAAGAAGAAAGTGTAACCTTCCATCGGAATACCAAATCGTTTTGCTAAAATATCATTCCTAGCATCAGGGGCTTGTTCGGCTCTTTCAACGTCTCTTTGGTAGGCTTCGTATTCTACAGTCTTTCCGAGGTTAGGATTTGCCTTAATCCACATGGCTGGATCCGAAACCTCCTCGACCTCATCTAGCCTGTACCACCAGATAGATACATAAGGAGCGTAATAGTCTCCTTTTAGTATCTTCATAAGCTCCATTTTGATCGTGTCGCCCACGCCGTTTCTTACGGTTCCCTCTGAGCTTGTAGCAATGATAAGATAGCCAGGAACCTTACTCGATCCCTGCTCAATAGCCCCTATAGGGTCTTCTCTAATGTCGCAAGATAGCCACTCATCAACCGTGGCCACCTTATCTCTTCGACCCTGTAGTTTATCTATTGACATAGGCACCACCTCAAGCAAGGAATTGGTGATGAAGTTCTGAATGCCCTTCTTAGTTGAAGCAAGCTTAAGCCTGTCTTTCTGATTACCAGTAGTATTCTGTAAAGACCCTTCAGTAAGAAACTGGAACAGAGGTCCTCTAGCTCTGGCAATGGCGGTCTTAAATGGAAATAGAACTTCTTCGCCTTGTCTGATAGTTGGTGCTGTCGTCATCTGTTTTGTAGTAGAGGTGTCAACGTTTAAGAAGTATGCATGTATACAAGTGTCATATAAAGTTTTAGCAGCACCTCGTCCTACGATGAGATACTGCTTTGTTGTTAGACGTCTCTTATACCGCTTCTTGATGTAACCGCCTTTGCCTCCACCTTTTGCATTGGGGTCCCAGACTCTTCGTTCTTCAAAGTAATACCATCCGAAGATTTCTTCGCCCCAAATCTTAAATGAATCCAACATAAAGAAGTCAGACCCATCGGTTAGTGTAAGCTCCTTTTCACAAAATGCTATCCATCCTTCTACAGCCTTATCGTCATAGTAAAACTCAGGATTAGCTATAAGGTAATCTATACGATTCATCTCCATCGAGACGTACTCGTTAACCCTTGTTACCCCTAGCAATACATCCGTTCGGAACTTACCGTAATACCTTGGCGTTGCTGTATTGGATAACATGTTAGCTTACCTTTCTATTCATTACATCTTTTACATCATCAGGAATCAAATCGTCATAAGAAGGGACATCATCATAGTCGTTAATCTTCTTATTAACAACGTTCTGTGGAACTTGAGGGGTTTTTGGTGTTTGCTGAGGCGCTGAATTAGGTGTTGTCTCTTCCTGTTTATTGTTCTTCTTTGCCTCTTTTGCTTCCTGCTTCTCTTTCCACTTCTCGAACTTCTTTTGGTTCTGGTAGTCGATCTTTTGATTCTCTAATTTCTCATCGGCTTTTTCCTGATAAGATTTCGTTTCTTTAATTCCATCTGATACATCTTTCTTCATGGCCTTAGCTAGAGCCTCTGCTGCCTTTTCCTCTGCAGATTTCTCTTTAGGCTGTTGCTTATCTGCAATGATCGGCCACTGACTATCCTTGTGAGTGGAGTTGTAAACCTTAGCCGCAAGGTTATAAGCATTGATACCCTTCTCTGCAGCCTGTCTAAACTTATCAACATTGTTCATGAAGTTAGATAGCTTATCCATTGCTGATGGCGGTGGGTCAACATGATTAAGCTGTTCCATAAGATTGACCTTATTCATGGCCTCGTTAAGTTCATTGTAGGTCATCTTATCTGCATACTGCTTAACCTTCTCCTTATCACCTGAAAGAATCGCTTCCTGCTTCTCTATTTCTTCTTTAGAAGCCTTCTGCTCGGATGGGTCTTTCTTTGTAAGCTGTTCTTTCATCTGAGCTCTGTTCTGTGCATCTCTAAGTTCATCAGTTGTTAGCTGATCAACGTACTTAGCGATCTTTTTCTTGTCAGCATTCTTTACAGCTTTAAGAGCTTCTTCTCGTTTCTCTTCATCAGTCATCTCTTTTTTGGCCGATTTTGAGCTTGGCTGAGAACCGCCTCTTGTGATGTGAACCTCTGGCTTACTACCCCTCTTTACATTATCGATTGAGCCTTTGCCAGAGCTCTTTCCGACCTTAACACCTGCCGCCTTGGCTGCTGCCTTCTCGGCTTTCGAATGATCTCCTGCTCCTAATGGATAAGGAGGCCCGTTCTTTACTCCCCAACGCTGTTTGAGGATTCCATAGTGCTCTAGAAATTCCATGCCTTCTTCGATTTCCTCGGAGAAAGCTACAAAGTCGCTCATACACCGTCCTCCTCTCCGTAGCATTCTACTTCCGATGTGATTCGCCATTCGTATTGGTCTACTTCTTTAGAAAGCTGATCTGCAGCTATTGAGCTTGTTGGCGGATCGAACATCAAATGAACTTTCGCTATTACATAATTCTTAATGAAATTGAACCTATTGCTCTTAATGAGCTGGCTCCATTCCTGTTCTGGGCCATCAATAGAAAAACCCTCTACCGGCCCGTACCCGAGCTGATGGAGGGTTGAGAATACTGAGTTGATGTCTACTATCAGTTGGTTGTCGAAGACATCGTATGTAGGAACTATTCCTATGGCTTCTTTCACAGTATTTAGTATTGATTTAGTTGCCATCTTACCCTCCTTTCTCGGTGAGTTTTAGGACAAAAGATTCTTTGCATTAACGAATTTGTCCAGGTTATTACCGTCGTTAAGCATAAACGCCGTTACCTGTCCGGTGCTTTTATCTACACCGAATGTTGTCTGATAGCCTCTAACGAATTCCCCTTCTTTTGGGAACGCCTCTACAACATAATGCTTAGGGTCAAAGTCTACCACTTTTGTTACGCATTTATACCCTTCAGATTGTTTTACTTTATTAGCAGCTTCAGCCGGTGTCATCATTCTGCTACCTCCTTAATGTACTTAAGATTCATATCACAGTTATCAAGTCTTGTTATTGTTACTTCAGAAGTCTTGGTAAGGAACTTCTCTGCTTCCTTGCCTTCATACCTCTTGTTAGCCTGTGAGTCGTAGATTACCATCTTACCGCCCTCATTAGCATATGCCATTGAGTGACCTGAGAATGCCCCATTCCAAGTTACACAGATCTGACCTCTTGCTCCGTCAGGCTGACTTGTAACTTCTTTAACAGAAGCTTCGATCATCTTCTTCTGAGTCTCTTTATCTATAACCGGACGCTCTCTTCTCTTGTAATATTCGTTAAGGGTCTGATTATCGAAACTTCCCTCACTTGTCTTTGGCTTTGCTCCAGGGAACCAGTCCTTAACAAGAGTATCAGCATCGTAACCTGAGGTTGCTTTCTTAGCCTGAACGTCATAGCCTCTTCTACGAAGCTCGTAAGCCATTGTGCAAAGAGTACAGTTAGATTTGGTGTTCTCATCCCAGTTCTTGTAACCTGGATTAACGCGTTCCATATCCTCTTCAGCAGACATTTCTGTTGTTTTCTTATGGAAACCGGTCGTCTTATCAATGGGATTTTGAGCACGCTCTTCTTTAAACTGTTTCTCTTTCTTATCAGCTTTCTTTGCAGCAGAATCTTTAACAGCAAAGTCGATTGTGGCTGCTGTACTAATTACTGCCAGATGCGTTGACATTACACCAGCTCCAACAGCTGCACCAATTGCTCCTGTACCGGTTGCTACGCCCATGCCAGCACCCATAGCGGCTGCCATTGTTGTCGCTCCCCACATGCTCATGACATCGTTTAACGCTTCTTTTCTTCTATTAATAGAAACATTGTTCTTATCTTCGAACTTATGCTTCTTATTAACCTTGGTAACGTTCTTACCTTTACTTCCGCCGATTCTTCTTCCAGAGTAATCCTGGAAACGTCTAACGCCCCATCTCTGGCCCTTAATACCGTGGTGCTCTAGGTGGTTTTTGGAGATCAATGCCGCATCGAAGTACCCCATAGAATCACCTCCCAAACAGAGCGTCTATCTTAGCCTGACCTCTAGCTACCTCATCTGCATGACTGAGGTATTCAGAAGAATACATGCCGTCATGTTTGAGTTTCTTTTTCTTCTTCTTTGTTGCCTTTTCAAGAGACTTATAGAATGGATCGTTAGGATCTACGGTCCTCTTCTCTCCGGTCATCGTATCCGTGACAGTTGCTTTTGATGTTGTTTTGAAACGATCTTTTATTTTTCTAAGAGGCGCATTTTCAGCTTTCTTTCTAGCTTTTCTTGCTGCCGACTTAGCCTCAACTTCTCTTCTGCCGTTTGCATTCATCATTCTCTGATGATCGCGCCAATACTGCTCATACCTTTCTTCCTCTTCAGGAGTTCTCTCTTTAGCAGCATCTTTAACTGCCAAATCGAATTGCCTTGAGTGCTCATGCTGGTAATATCTTGCATCTCTTTCAAGCTTATTCGCCTGACTATCGTAGTAATCGCCTGTGAGCTTACCGGCCGTGTCTTTTGCGGCTTGTTTAGTATACCTATATACGGCACTAGCTCCTTCCCCAATCTTCTGGAAGTATTTGTGTTTCTTCCAAGGCCCGGAGGAATGGCATAAGTATTCTGCATGGTTCATATCACTTACCTCCTGTTAATTTATCGAATTCTTTATCGATCTCTCTATCCCATTGCCCGCTTTGTTTCTTCTTCAATTCATTTATTAAATTCTGTCCACGAGCAATGTCTTTATCGTCAAGGTCAACAATCTGTGTTTTCCCTTTTGTTTCAACAGATTTTGAAACTATAGCATTAAACTTCCTATCGACTATATAAGTAGACATCCGATTATTCTTTTCTCTAAGTTGAAGCGTTTGGTAACGACTTATTTCGTTACCCCCTTCATCCTTAATTCGTTCTACTGTTTTCTTAGTCTTGTAATTTGCAACGTATCGTTCGCCATCAGTTGAAGCCTGTCTGCTATGTCTATCTGCAAAATCTTGTTTAACACGTTTTAAACCTGCTGGAGTAAGTGAACCATCTTTGTTTTGGAATCTTCTTACACCCCATCTCTGTCCCCTAATACCGTGATGCGATAGATGGTCTTTACCTCCTACAAATAGTTTTGTATCTTTGTGCTTATCTATTAATTTATCTAACTTTTCTTTAGCACTTGAGATTAGAGTTTCTTGATCTTTATTTGGACTGTAGATTGGGGTATTAAGAACGTCTCTAACCTTCTTAATTGGTTCAATTTTGTCCAACGAATCAGCAAAA